AGAAAAAAGCTAATGAAGCTCTAGCTCCGCAGAAAGATGCAATCTGTAAGCTAGTCCGTAGTTGCAATAACAAAGCTATGCTAGATAAGATAGCCAAGATGTTAGGTTAATACTAGGGGGAGAAATCCCCCTTTTTCTTTCGCCCACTTCGGTGGGCTTTTTTTTTGCCTAAAATTCCTAAAACAAAACCATGCTCGCTTCGCTCACTTAAGGAACTGGTCATGACGCAACGCTTTAGCCTTGTTTCGCATTGTTCTAACTTCGCTAGCAATGTTCTACCTAATGTTCCTAGCAAGTCCTTGATTTATAAGCAATGTTCTAATGTTCTAATTGTTCCAACTTTTACTTCGCACTTCCAAAATTCGTGAAGCAAAGACCCCCCTCGGAAAGTGTAAGCATTTTATCCCGTACCCCTTATATAATTATAAGAACATTAGAACATTTAGAACAATACAAAAAAACAGACAGCAAACCCTTGTAGTTATAGGGTTTTGCAATGTTCCGCCTTTTCCCACAATTACGAACATTACCCCTCAAATCTAGAACAAAGCTCCACCAAGCTATCCATCGCCCAACAAGGCAAATCTAGAACATTACCAAGCTCCCAACTCGAACAATACAAAGCTTTATCAAAGCTACCTGCTCTCACCATAATGTTCCACCAAAACTTGACAATGTAAACTAGATGTGGTAAAATATAACATAGACTGGGAATTCGCCCACGACAACCAACCTCACCCACCAAATGACACCTCATGTCAGTTAGTGCAAACCAAGCGAAAGGAAGTAACCATGAAGATATGTATGAGATGTGGAGCATCAGTAAGTAAAGGCAGATCCGCATTGGGCTATAAGTATTGCCTAGCCTGTGGAGATATCGAAGCCCATGCCAAAATGCTATCCCGAACAATAGCCCCGATCAACAAGTCTAACTACATGCTCATCACCGACTTGGCTCAACTAAAGCAACTCAACCCAAAGAGGACAGCATGACACGCACATACGCACCCTACCAACCACGCAAGACAAACTTAATTAACCCGTTTATGCGAGGCAACGACTTTCTACAAAAGCTGAGCGAACAAAGCACACTAGATGACAAGCGCAGTCATATCGTGGAACACAACCCCTTGCTTTTGATATTTGGCACAAACCTCAACCCACGCAACCCGTACGAAGGAGAACAATATGGGCAAGATTAAAGAAATGCTAATAAAGGTGGAAGATGGGGGTGAAGGAGCAAAACAAGCTAAGGAATACTACACCCTCTACGAAATCGCCCAAGTAAAAGCATGGAATTACTGCGAGGAATACAACTCAAACTCAGGGCAAACCCAAATGAAAGACGGATACCGCTATTTAAAGCAAGGGTTTATTGATGGCTTTATGGCAGGTTTCACCCACAAGATAACAGGAGACTGAAGCATGACTAGCTATTACAAAGGCGAGAGAATCGCCGACTTACTACAAATCATAGCGGAGATGGAGCAACGGCTTAAGCTAATAACGGCAGACACCGACCCCTTTTCGTTAGCGCAGTATGAAGAAGTAGCACAGGGCTATACCTCGCTTGCCCTAGCAAAAGCGAAGTTAACGGCATTACAGGGAGAGAAGTAATGAGCAAGAATGAACTTAAGGTGGCGCAACCCCTAACCCACGCACAACCAAAACCCCTTAAACCTACGCCTCACCCTCATCAGGATAGGCTAGAGCAACACCGAGAATTACCCAGTTTAGTAACAGACCGCAACAAGAACCCAGTAGTAGAACAACATGAAAAGGAGTGTGGCAAATGAGTAAAAAAGGCTTAGTAGATGATGAGATTGAAAAAGCATCAAGAGAACCCAACCGCATTGTGTGGTGGACTATTGAAGTGGAGTGGGCTGATGGAACAAACGAAACTCTAAGCAATATCCCCAACCATGTAGCCAAAGAAGTAGACGCATACCTAACCGAACTTGAAGAGGAGCAAGCATCATGACAACATGGACATTACAAGACTTACCCAATACACCCGAGGAAGACGAGGCTTTTAAGAAGCTGACCGAGGAACAGGAGCAACAAAACGAAGGGCGAACCTTTTGGAATCATCGGGTAGTGCGTAGCCTCAATGAGTTTAACGAGATATGGTTTGAGATATCCGAGGTGTATTACAACCAAAAGGGCGAACCATGTGGGTATTGCAATAGCTATGTGGGGGGCGAGAATATGGAGGAGTTAGCCGAGCAGATTGAGAGGCACAAGAAAGCCATGACTCTACCAATACTGGACTCAGCAACGGACTTCAACAACAAATGGGACGAAGACTATGAAAAAGAATATTAAGAAGAAAGAGGTAAAACCAATTTACCTAGGGGAAACAGACCCTGCACAGTATATTCACAGCAATAAGACGCACCGATCAGTAAGCGAGGCATTTAAAGACGCCGACTACGCTACGACTTGGTATCCGCACAAGTCTGAGTGGGAGGACTGCAAGGAGTTTATGGGTGGGATGGTGTTCATGTCGCCTGTGATTTTGTTCACTATTTATATTTGTTATTTAATCTTGAAAGGAATTTAATATGTCATGGGGATTCGGTAATTCAGCTAGCTTAGTGCAGATGCACAGCTATCAAGAGGCAAAGAATAAGTTTGACAATACGCTACCAATTAGGGGTAGGACTGTCGAGTGTCGCCCGTTGGGTAGGAATCGCAGTTACACCGACCGCACTATCAAAAAGAATTGGAGAGCCGTTGAGGACGGTGGCGTGGGTGCTTGGCAAGTTACTTACTCCGCTAATGTGTGGGGTAGGGACAGGGTCGAGTGGTTTCCTGATGGCAAAGTTTGGGTAGGAACTGGTGGGCATAGCAACCCAACGCTCAACGCAACGATCAACTATTCGGTTTCAAACACCTTCGGAGAACTCTATTCCTTCAACGGCAAACCTTACTTTAAAACTAAGGATGGCAAGTCTTATGTTATGACTAGCGAGGGCTTGATGCTAGAGCCAACAGGTGAAGGTGAGCATGGCAAAGTTAAGATAATGCGACCGACTAACCCGAAGCAAGAGTACAAGTACCGAGCAAACCGCAAGGCGATGAACGCACTACGCAAACGCTATGTTAAGTTTATTGACTACGGCAAGGCGATGTTCAGCATTGACACTAAGCTACCCGAGAAAGAGCAAAATGGCGCCAAGGGTTGGTATTACTATAACTTTACTAACAAGCATTGGAACATACCCGCATCAACAGAGAATCGTGATCGTGTGTTTAAGTTAATAGATTCTTTTATTGAATCTGGTGATTTGGAGTTAGCGTATCAAGCCGCAACGGAATTGGGTCATGGCTTTGGTTGGAATGGTTGTTGCAATACACACGACTTTATCAACGGCTTTACTGAGATAGTCAAGTATAGATTTAAAGACGAAGTTTTCACCGCCGAGCCGATTGAAATTGGCAACGCCTTCTATGACCGCAACGCTAAGTATATTTAACAGCAGTACCACTACCTGACAAGGGTGTCAGATGGTGTCAATTAAAACAAAGAAAGGAATTACCATGTCTGAAGTATTTCTAAACAAATCTGCAACTCTCAAAGAGGCAGAAGATCAAATCGTAGCTCTTGGTGCTAACGGAACAGTACACCTTATGGGTGAGCCCGGGGTTGGCAAAACCGCTATGTTTAAGAACATAGTACGACGCACAGGGTTCAAGGGTATTTATATTGATGTACCCAATGTAGAACTAGGCGAGCTAGGCATCCCGATCCCCGACCATACAACTAAGACCACGCGTATCTATCCGAATGAGCAATGGGGCTTTCATCTTAATGAGCCATTGGTTATTTTCTGTGACGAGATTACGAAGGGTCATCAGTCTGTGCAAAATATGTTACACCCCATGTTGAATGAACCACGCATGATTATGGGCGTACCTTTGCATAAAGACACAATCGTTATTACTGCGGGCAACTTCACAAGCGACGGGGTAGGCGACAACATGAGATCCCATACTCGCAACCGAGTATCCGTTGTGACTGTAAAGAAACCCCACGCTGGCTTTAACCCTGATGGTTCGATTGATGCTGATTCATGGGGTGCATGGGCTATTGATAATGATGTTGCTCCTGAGGTTCTAGCATGGGTAAAGAATAGTCCGCATTGTTTGGCATCTTATCTTGACTCATCACAGGCTGGCAATAAGTATATCTTCAACCCCAAGGAAGCACAGAAGTCTTTTGTTAGTCCTCGTTCTCTAGTAAGGGCAAGTAATATTCTCAAGGCTAGAGCTGGCATCACAACTAACACGACCATCTGTGCATTGGAAGGTACGATTGGCGCACCCGCAGCTAGAGACTTGATGTCCTTTGTGGAAGTCGCCGACTCCTTACCTAAGTGGGAAGATATTGTGAAGTCCCCAACAACGGCGATAGTTCCAACAAGTCCTGCTGCTTTGTGTCTGCTAGCTTTCTCTGCGGTTCAGCGTGTGGATAGAGAATCTATTGGTAAGTTCTTTGAATACCTCAAGCGTACACCGAAGGAGTTGCAGTCTGTGTTCTGCTTGACTGGTATGAAGAACGACGACAAGAAGAAACTATTCTTGACTAGCCAAAGCTTTGTCGATTGGATGCGTACTAACCAATACTTATTCTAAGGGGGAATTATGTTAGAGATTTTGTTTGCGTTTTTTATATTAAGCGGTGTGTTTGCGTGGGGTTTTATTACCTACATTTTAATTAAGTTATTTATGGGAGATGAGTAATGAGTAAATTAACGGCAGAGCAACGCATTGAGAGAACTCATGTGCAGTTGATGAAGCACAAGAACTTTTGTTTGTTCTCAGGTTTGTTTATGGTAGGTAAGGTATCAGTAGATGATGCTACGCCGACTGCTAAGACAAATGGTTTGGATGTTACCTATGGTCGCAAGTTTGTAGATAGCTTGACTGACAAGGCTTTATCTTTTGTTATCTTGCATGAGAATATGCACAAGGCATACCGCCACTTGGTTGTGTGGGAGAAGCTACATAGGAAAGATGCACAGCTAGCTAATGTGGCATGTGACTTTGTTATTAACCTACAAATCCGTGACTATGATCCTGAGGGCTACGATGTTGAGATGCCAATGGATGCTGATGGTAATGTGATGGGCTTGATTGACGAGAAGTATCGAGGTATGGATACGGCACAAGTCTTTGCATTGCTAGAGGAAGAACATGGTAGTGGCGGGAGTGGTGGCGAGAAAGGCTTTGATGAACATGACTGGGAAGGGGCGAAGGAAGCAACGCCTGAGGAACAGGAAGCAATCACCAACGAGATCGAGAGAGCATTGCGTCAAGGTTCTATCCTAGCAGGCAAGATGGGGGGTAATGTTTCTAGAGAACTGCAAGACCTCATGACTCCCAAGATTGATTGGAAGGAAGCATTGCGTGACTTTGTTAAGACGACCACTCAAGGTAAGGATCAGACTACATGGCGTCGTTTGCATAAGCGGTACATCGCATCGGACTTAATCATGCCATCGTCTTACGATGAGAAGGTAGGGGCAATCCTTGTTGGTATCGACACCTCAGGCTCTATTGGAGGCGAGGAACTGGCGGGGTTTTTGTCCGAGGTCAAGTCAATTTGTGATGAAGTCTGTCCCGAAAAGATTGATCTGTTGTACTGGGACACTCGTGTGGCTGGGCATGAAACCTACCAAGGGGCGGAGCTATGCAACTTAGTAGAGTCAACGCAAGCCAAAGGTGGGGGCGGTACTGACCCTGACTGCGTGCCAGCTTATATGAAGAAGGAGAACCTAACACCTGAGTGCGTCATCATGCTCACCGACGGGTATATCAATTCGGATATAAATGAGTGGCACCATCTGACTGCCCCTGTCATGTGGTGTATCAAAGGCAACTCACGCTTTGCTAGTAATTCGGTTGTAGGTAAAGTAGTTCATGTCGAGTAGTTAAACCAACAAAGAAAGAGAATAAATCATGCAAGACAATAGCATATCAATCGCATCATCAGCCATGTTAGTAGAGTTATCTATTAGTGCGTGGACTGCAAGAAAGCTAGACAAGAAAGTATCTGCTCAGGTGGACTTAGATAAGCACGCCAAGACAAGGGCTGGCAACTACAACAAGAACCTGCTTGCGGGTACTGGGTTTTTAGATACTATTAACAAGTATGCAGCATCGGCTAGGTTTTGGCACTCGACTCAGACTTTACCTTGGTCTGATAATGGGTTGCGTTTATTACCAATGAGCAACTTCCTAGCATACAAGCAGAACCTAGTCACGCTTGAGAAAAACTATCAGGCTTTGGTGGACAAGTTCATCGTTGCTTATCCTAACCTAGTAAGTGCCGCAGCTTTTCAGCTTGGTGATTTGTTTGATCGTAGCGAGTACCCCGAACCCGAGACAGTAGCGAGGAAGTTCAAGTTCCGAGTCAACTACTTGCCTGTACCAATGGCAGGGGATTTCCGTGTGGATATTAACGAAGAAGCTAAAGCGGAAATCATTCAAAGTTGCGAAGGTCTGTATCAAGAACGGCTAGGCAATGCAATGAAAGATGCGTGGACTCGACTGCATGAGTGTTTATTGCGTATGAGTGAAAGACTTGCCGATGATGAGAAGGGGGACCGCAAGCGAATACACGACACCTTAATAGACAATGCTGTTGAGTTAACTTCTCTCCTGAAACATTTTAATCTCACAGGTGACTCTAGCATGGAGACGGCTCGCATGGACTTGGAGAACGCTATTAAGAACCACGACGCCGACGACCTTAGAGAAAGCCATATGGCTAGAGAAGCAGTAAAGACTAAGGTTGATGCAATACTTTCTAAATTTAGTTTCTAAGGGGGCAGTATGATTGCAGTAGATAAAACTAGGCTAAAAGCCGAGTGGCGTAACCTTGGCTATGCAAAGAACTTGGAAGAGTTCCTAGAGAAAGTCGCAATGGTCAAGCCCCTTGCTAAGTTTTCAGTATCGGACAAGTGTGTGCGGACAGAACGCTACAACGACAGGCAAGATAACGACACAATAAAAACTCGTCATTTTATATCCAATATCCGTGTGTATGAGAACGGCGAGAGGCTTGGCTCTATTGGTATTACAAGTCGTTGGAGAAATGGACAGAGCGAGGATGCCTATGGTGTAGAGAGTTTTCGTATTTATAAGTCTAAGGGTAGTCGCAACATGACTACAACAAGCGACATGAAGAAAGCTATTAGCATAGCTAAGAAAATGTTTACTCCCCGAGAGGACACAGAGCTAGTGGACTTGATACGCAACAAAGTTACTGGGTTTGTGGTTGGGGCTCATGGCACGCTAGTCGCTCAGTTGCGATGGGACTTTAATGTTGAGGAGGAGCTAGCCTTTTACGCTACGGAGGCTTATAAAGCAAGGCGTCGAGGGGATAGCACCTTTAGTATGCCAGCCAAGCCTATCAGTATTAGCGACGTCTCTAAACATGACGACAAGTGCGAAAGGTATGAGGTGGCAAAACACTTTAAGAATATGATTGCAGCAAAGCAAGGCTATGGTGTAAAAGCCAACGCTGACAATAGCTTAATTGTGTATAGCTACGCTACTGATACTGTGCAAAGGTATGAGTCGTTTGATGAACTACCCGAGAGCATACAACAGAAGTACGCCATGTTCAAGGTACTAAAGAGCGACGAGGCTATTGCAACAATCGGCTGTCATTACGGCGATGGGTTTTCCTTTGTTGTAAGTTGAGGTATACTAATTAGTGAGTGATCCGCATGGTGACCTCCTTTCACAAGCTGGGGATATGTATATGGCAGATGTATGTACCTCGCAGTAGCTACTCGAACGCACTAGGGCGTAATCTGCTTACCTAGGAATATGTGTTCATATTCAATTCTCCAAAGCGTTACTAAGCCACCTTCGGGTGGCTTTTTTATTTCCACTAAATGACATACCATGTCAGACGGTGCGAGTCAATAGGGGTATCTCCCTATAAATATTTGTTGTGTTTGACTTTGTATGTGATATACTTTGTCAATGGCTACTACACCCGAATCCAAAGTTAAAGATAAGATAGTTAAGATACTAAAGAAGCATGGTGTCTACTATTTCTTCCCCGCCACGCATGGCTATGGGCGCTCAGGCGTACCCGATATTGTAGCGTGTTTTCGTGGGCAGTTTGTTGCTATCGAATGTAAGGCTGGGGACAATAAACCTACCGCATTACAGCAACGAGAACTCAAAAACATTATGACTGCGGGGGGTCACGCCTTCGTTGCCAATGAGGGAAACCTAGGGTTTTTTGAATCTTATTTTGACCCGCTAGATGACGACGGGAGGTGCTAAAAATGACCAGTTCCCCCATGAATGACGGCGTAGCTTTATTGCTTGAAAGAATGAAAACTAATCCTGAGGAGTTTGTGCCGCCAAACGACTTGAAATGGAAAACGCTTTGGGAGTGGTATGCTTCTTTTCTTTCTGTTGAAGACCAAAAGGCTTATAACGAAGGATACTGTAAAGTAATGCAGCAACGCTTTACCGAGCTAGTAATGGAGGAACTTATTGACCCAAAAAAGCTAACACGGGAAGAAAAAATACCTTTGGCTGGCAAAACCCCCATACAATATACGGCGGATGAAATAACGAACATGGTAGAACATATAGACCTACACAAGAAAGCTCTTGGGTTAACCCCAATCGCTGGAGTAACGCAAACTTTATGAACATACTAACAATAGACTTTGAAACATTTTATAGTCGTGACTTTAGCCTGACCAAGTCCACGACGGAGGAGTATGTGCGGTCAGATTTATTTCAAACAATCGGAGTTTCAGTTAAGGAGAATGATGGTGAAGCGAAATGGTTTAGCGGTACTCACGAAGAAATATTGGATTTCCTGTCTAGCTACAACTGGAGTAGTTCTTTTGCTCTTGCCCATAACGCTATGTTTGACTCTGCTATTCTCAGTTGGCGGTTTGGTATTTTCCCAATGGCTTGGCTGGACACGCTTAGCATGGCTCGTGCGACAGATGGTTTGGAAGCTGGAAACAGTTTGGCTAAACTTGCTGTGCGGTACAATCTCGGACGCAAAGGGACAGAAGTTGTTGAAGCCCTCAACAAACGACGTGAAGATTTTAGCAAGCATGATCTTAGCTCATATGGCGGATATTGTAATAATGATGTGGAGCTAACCTACGCCCTATTTCATGTGCTGGTGCAACGCTTTTCTAGATCAGAATTGGAACTCATTAGTCTTACGATTAAGATGTTTTCCGAACCGGTTCTCCAGCTAGACACCCCATTGCTTGAGCAACACCTGATGCAAGTTCAAGCTCGAAAAGAAAAATTATTGGCTCAATGCGTTGCCAACAAAGAAACGCTAATGTCAAACCCCAAGCTAGCGGAATTGCTTATAAAGATGGGGGTCGAACCACCGATGAAAGAAAGCCCTGCAAATGGGAAACTTACCTACGCTTTTGCCAAGAATGATGAAGAGTTTAAAGCCCTCATGGAGCATCCCGATGAAAGGGTTCAAGCTATTATTGCCGCACGACTCGGAACTAAAAGCACACTTGAAGAAACTAGAACACAGAGATTTATCAGTATATCCCTACGGGGGCGGATGCCAGTACCTCTTCGTTATTATGCTGCTCACACTGGTCGCTGGGGAGGCGATGATAAACTCAACCTTCAGAACTTACCTCGTAAATCTCTTCTCAAAGATTCTATTATTGCCCCTAAAGGATATGTTTTAATCGACGCCGACTCATCACAAATTGAGGCACGGATCGTTGCGTGGTTAAGTGGACAGCATGACCTCGTCGATGCTTTTGAAAGGAAAGAAGATGTTTACAAGATCATGGCGTCTGCTATCTACAACAAGAAGGAAAGCGAAATCGAAGCGAATGAAAGGTTCGTCGGTAAGACGACGATTCTCGGTGCGGGGTATGGCATGGGCAGTAAAAAATTTGCATTACAACTCAAAACTTTTGGGGTGGAAATTGCGGATGAGGAGGCGTCTAGAATTATCTCGGTTTATAGAGCCACTTACCCCCACATACCCCGACTGTGGAAAGAAGCTAATAGCGCCCTTGATGCGCTTGCACAAAAGAAAACTGCGCCTGTCGGGTGTCAACCGCAGGCACTTAGCCTTACGGAATCAGGTTTTTTATTACCTAGTGGACTTTACCTAAACTATCGTGATCTGCAAAAAGATAGTGACGACCAATATAGCTATGCAAGTAGACGTGGTCGCATTAAGATTTACGGTGGAAAGATAGTAGAGAACCTTTGCCAAGCACTTGCTCGGTGCATTATTGGTGAGCAGATGCTAAAGATTAGTAGGAAGTACAAAGTTGCCTTGACTGTGCATGATGCGGTTATGGCTGTGGTTAAGGAAGAAGAGAAGGACGAGGCGTTAGCTTACATAGAGGAGTGCATGAACTACCGGCCGTCCTGGGCATTAACTCTTCCCCTTGCTTGTGAAATAGGTGTTGGCAAATCTTATGGAGAATGTTGATGAATTGCACTATTAGAGCAAGAGTAGATAGAGAAACAAAAGAAAAAGCTGAAGCAATACTTGAAGAGATGGGACTAAACATGTCGGTAGCAATTAGAATGTATTTAAAACACCTCGTAAGAAAGGCGCAAGAGAAATGATTGAAAAATTAGTAGACCCGCAGTCTTTGGATAACGACATTGCGGTGATGAAGATAATGCAGTTGATGGGGCAGTTAACCCCTAACGATATTGAGTATGTTTTAAAAGCAACCAAGCAAGTCTACGACGCTATTGCGCTTGGAAGTTTGTATGAAGATTTATGAAGCCCTCATTGCCGTCATTGGGTTATGCTTAATTATTTATTTAGCAGCGTTTTATGGTAGGTACGAAGCAAAAGTTTATGCCTGCCATGAGGTGACTAAGTCAGACCCTAAAGATGTTCAAGATATATGTAAAAAACTAAGGAGAGTAGAAAATGGCAACGAAACCAACACTAGCGCCAAAAAGAAAAACGACGATTGAAGATACCCTTGGTATCAGCGTACAGATTATTAAGGAAAACAAAGATGGCTCAGCCGATGCTCAAGTTAAGTTTAATAAAGAAGGACTCGGAACACTTGTGCAGTGGGGAATTGTTGCTATGCTTACCGCAGCGATTGATGAGTACCGAGTTAGACCCGAGGAAGACGGCGAAACTCCTATTAAGCGAATCCGAGCAAAAACAAACGCCAAGCCTGTGGCGAAAAAGAAAGCGAGTAAAAAATGACCGCTAAAATCCTGCCCTTTACTGGGGAAACAATGCAAGATATCGACGCCGACACCGTATTAGAAAACAATAAAGGTGAGTACGAGTGCGTTGTTATTGTAGGCTATACCAAGATGGGCGCTGAGCGTTTAGTATCAAGCACAGGGGACTCCGCATTGATCTCGTGGTTGCTTATGAGAGCCAATAAAGTTGTGTTAGAAAGTGCCGATGTAAATGACGAAGAGGATTGGCTTCAATGATAGATTACGCTGAGTTCTTATTGGATATACGGAAGAACCTAAAGGACTTTGAGGATTGTATGCTGGAGAGAAAGTTTAAAGAAGCCCAATTGTATGCGGAGTCCGCATTAGTTGAAGCCCGATTGTTGTGTCTGATAGCTAAAGAAAAAGTCGAATGAAACCTGTAACTTGGTCATACTCCTCGCTTGGATTATTTCAACAATGCCCTAGAAAATACTACCATCTAAGGGTAATCAAGGATATACAAGAGCCAGCGACAGAAGCTATTATGTTTGGTAAGGAAGTGCATAAAGCGGCTGAAGATTATATTGGGCAAGGTGTACCAATCCCTGCGAAATACAAGTTTATAGAGCCAGTTCTCAAGATATTAGAGAACATACAAGGAGAAAAACTTGTTGAGTACCGCATGGGTTTGACCAAGGACTTAGAAGCATGTGGTTTTTTTGACGCAAACGTTTGGTTTAGAGGTGTAGCTGATTTGTTAATTATTGATGAGGACTCTGCTCATGTGATTGATTACAAGACAGGCAAGTCCAGTAAGTACGCCGACACTAAACAATTAGAGCTTATGGCATTGGCAATATTTAAGCACTTCCCTAAGGTACAGAAAGTAAAGGCAGGGCTAGCGTTTGTTGTGTGTGATGATTTTGTTAAGGCTAAGTATTCCGCAGAAGATGCTCCGCTATTTTGGATGCGTTGGATTGAAGAAACTAATCGTTTGGAAGCTGCGCACAAGACGGGGGTATGGAACCCAAAACCTAACTTTACTTGTAGGGGCTACTGCAAGGTATTAACTTGCGAACATAACGGGAAAGGAAGTTACAGATGAGTATAGAAATACTTGCAAGGCGAGAAAATCAATGGAGTGAAGAATTAATTTGTCCTAATTGTGGCGGACAACATTTACACCAAGAAAAAGTTGAAGTGTTTGACACGCACCATGTAGAGGTTTCCCCCACTAAAGTTATTACCAACACAGATTTTGAAATGGATCCGACTGGATATAGATCAGGGGTAAGAGTACATTTTTCTTGTGAAGGTGGTTTTGACGGAAAAAGTGATGTATCGAATTGTCGCCCAGTTTTAAATATGGGGTTTAGTAAAGGTATTTACTATATGTTTTGGGACGAAGTGTGTGGGTATGAAGAACTGAAGGGTAAAGTATGAACGACAATGATTTAAGGCAAGCATTTGCCTTGATGTTAACGGTTGGGCTTGAAAATGTAGACCCAAAAAACGTGTGGAAAATGGCGGATGCGTTAGTAGATGCCCAACACGAAGAACCCGAGCAAGAAGTTGGTATTGTCGCAGCTAAACCTAGAAGGAAGAAGAGTGCGTAAGGCTAAGTATATGAACGAAGTTATACCTCAGTCAGTAGACGACTCGCTTTTTGATATGACCCACCAAGAAATAGCTGACGAATTAAAACTTAAACGAGAAGGCATATCTCAAATTGAGAAGCGAGCGATGAAAAAAGTTAAAGCCATACTTAAAGAAAAAGGGCTTAGTCTTGAAGACCTAATCGTAGAGAAGAATAATGATAGACCCAGTTAACCATCCAGTCCATTATACCGACCACCCATCGGGTATAGAGTGCATCCAAATCACCGAGCATATGAACTTTAATCTTGGTAATGCTATTAAGTATGTGTGGAGGGCTGGGTTAAAGGGTAAGCATTTAGAAGACCTAAAGAAAGCAGTGTGGTATATCAACCGAGAGATTGCTAGATTGGAGAAACAAAATGGATAAGATAACGCCTCATAACCCTGATTGGTACCCACCTTGCTTTGAAAGTAAAGAGCACCATAAAGATTATATGTGGCAATCATATAGAACTAACCAACCACATGACCCACTAAACTATTGCTTAGACTGCACTCGTGAGTATAAGATAGAGATGCTTAAGCAGAAGAAGTGCGAACACCCTGAGACTATTTTTGTGGTGTGGAGAAGTTCCCATAAAAAAGATAGACCGATAGGGACAGTTCCAGACCAACCAGATATTCTTGGCATATCAAACAACAGCAGGTTTTGGGATGACCCCGCATACGATCATGTTCCAGGCAAACCAAAGGAGCCGCCCCCATGTCTTTAGAACCTATTCCATTTGCAGGTATGGTAGAAACTGACCCTGAAATAGCCTATTTAGATGCTATTGTTGCGGAGATGTATGGTAAAAATCCCGAAAATATGCCAAAATACATAGTATTAGGAGATGGAAGTCTCTACATTTTCCATAAAGAGGAAGACCGCTATGCCTTACGTGAACAAACCACGCCCATACAAGAAGGAATACCAACAGCAGAAAGAGCGGGGGGAACAACCAGCCCGCAATGCTCGGGAACGAGCACGCTATGCGATGGACAAGAAGGGCGTAGACAGAGCGGGGAAGGATATTGACCATGTTATCCCTCTTTCAAAAGGCGGCACGAACGCCCCCAGCAACCTTAAAGTTAAATCAAAAAGTGCCAACCGTTCCTTCAGCCGAAACTCAGACCACACCGTCAAACGAAATAAGCCCAAGAATGGAAAAACCTGAAGTATATTCATGGCCTGGGGTTTACCCACCCATGGAGCACCAAAGAAAAACGGCAATATTCTTAGCAACAAATCAAAGAGCTTTTTGTTTTAACGAACAAGGTACAGGCAAAACCGCATCAGCTATATGGGCGGCAGACTGCCTAATAGAACAAGAAGTAATCAAAAGGGTGTTAATCATATGCCCTCTATCAATTATGCAGTCAGCATGGCAAGCGGATTTATTTAAGTTTGCCGTTCACCGCAAAGTAGCCATAGCATACGGCGATAGACTCAAGCGCAAAGCCATCATAGAAAGCGATGCTGAGTTTGTTGTTATTAATTATGACGGAGTTGAAATCGTCGCCGACAGCATTGCAAATGGCGGGTTCGACCTAATTGTAATTGACGAAGCTAACGCATACAAGACGCCGACCACGCAGCGATGGAAGACTCTCCATAAGCTAATAACACCAAGCACATGGCTATGGATGATGACTGGAACACCAGCAGCTCAAAGTCCGACCGATGCCTACGGCTTAGCCAAGATGTGTGTGCCCGACAAGGTGCCAAGATTCTTTGGGGCTTTTAGGGATCAGACTATGGTTAACATTAGCAAGTTTAAATGGATGCCAAAACCAACCGCAAGCGAAGTAGTTTATCGTGCACTGCAGCCAGCTATTCGCTTTACTAAAAAAGAATGCTTAGATCTACCGGATGTTACCCATGTATACAGAGATGCACCGCTCACAGCACAGCAAAACAAATTTTACAGACTCCTCAAAAAGGAGATGCTCATGGTGGCTGCGGGGGAGGAGATCAGTACAGTTAACGCTGCCGTCAATATTAACAAATTATTGCAGATTTCTGGTGGCGCTGTTTACTCTGACACCGGTGCTGTTATTGAGTTTGACGTGTCTAATCGTCTCAGAGTTATTGAAGAAGTTATCAACGAGTCTAGTCAGAAAGTCCTTGTATTTGTACCGTTTACTCATACAATAGAGTTACTCAGTGTGCATTTGAGAGGGGTAGGTATTATCTGCGATATCATCAATGGCGCTGTTCCCGTTAATAAACGGACTGAGATATTCAAAAGATTTCAAGAGACCCCCTACCCTAAGGTCTTGATTATTCAGCCACAAGCTGCGGCACACGGGGTTACTCTAACTGCAGCCGATACAATTATTTGGTACGCCCCCGTTACATCAATCGAAACATATTTGCAAGCCAATGCCCGTATTGACAGACAAGGGCAAAAGAACCCTATGACAATCGTGCATATTAAGGGTTCTCCCGTAGAGGCAAGACTATATTCTATGCTGCAAAATAAACTTGATGTCCATGATAAACTAATTGACTTATATAAAAATGAAGTTGAAGAAGATAGTTGACAAACTAAAATATTAGTAGTAGTATTATTTAACGAACAAAGATTCGTAAACATAAAGAAAGGAAGGTATGTCCGATATAACAGTAGATCAAATCGTTGAAGTCTATATAAAGATTAGAGACGCAAGAGACGAAGCTAGGAAAGAAGCTGACAAGATTGAAGCCGACTTTGAATCTCAGCTAGATGTCCTTGAGCAACAGATGCTTGATGTATGCAAAACCACTGGGGCTACAAGTCTTAAAACCCCCCACGGCACAGTTATGCAGTCCGTTAAAAAACGCTATTGGACTAACGACTGGGAAAAGTTTTACGCTTTTATGTTTGAGCACAATATTCCTGAGTTGTTAGAAAGGCGTATCCATCAAACAAATATCAAGCAGTTTTTAGAAGAAAACCCCGATATGCTTCCGCTCGGGTTAAATGTGGAAGCAGAGCATTCAATAACAGTAAGGAGAAGCAAATGAGTGAAATCACTCTTTTTAATCAAGATTTACCCGACTATCTAAAAGACGTAAAGTTAGATGACATAACTAAAGCGTTGGTCGGTAACAGTGGTAGCAAGCGTATCTCACTACGGGGCGGCAAATTCCGTATGGTTGTCAATGGGGAAGAAGTATTAACAAGTAATAGCGAGTCGCTAAATGTAGTTATTGTCAATGCAGCGAGAGATGTGTCAAGGACTTTTTATGCTAAAGCTTATAATCCGAAGGAAGATGCTGCTATTCCAGATTGCTGGTCTAATAATGGCGTTGCGCCTGACGCAACAGTGGAAGCACCTCAGCACCACAACTGCACAGAATGTCCGCAAAACGTTAAGGGATCCGGTGCTGGTGGAGGGCGTGCTTGTCGTCATTTCCGCCGTGTTGCTGTTGCTCTTGCTGACGACATTGGTGGAGATGTATATCAGTTACAACTTGCATCTAAGTCTATCTTTGGTAAAGGGGATCTAACCCACATGCCATTTGAGCAGTATGTTAAGTACGTTGGCTCACAAGGTTACAACTTGAATACGCTTACTACTGAGATGCGTTTTGATTCTGATAGCGATACTGCTAAGTTGTTCTTTAAGCCTTTGAAGTTCTTGTCTAAAGAGCAGTGGGAAGTTGCTAAGCGTCAAGGCGAAACCCCAGCAGCTAAACGAGCAGTTGAGTTCACATTCACTAAGACTGATAAAGCACCCGCATTAGCAGCACCAAAGCAAGCTGCACCAGTCGAAGCTGAAATAGAAGAGCCGAAGAAGCGTCCTGAGAAAAAGGCTGCAGAACCTACACCTAAAAAAGATTTAGCAGCCATCATGGGTAGTTGGGGCCAAGAGAACGTATGAGTCTAAGAGGCTATAGCTATCGTCTTGTAAAGGCAAACAAAGCCGCCGACTCCAAGCATATTGGAGTGAAGTTAGGTAGGTATTGTATTGCTGCCGATATTCCAGTCGCACAGATTGCCGAGAAGTTTGGTGTATCTCGAATGACTGTTTATAATTGGTTTACAGGTACCGTGACCCCGCACAAGACTACGGCTACTGAGATAGAGAAGCTATTAGCTAAATAGTTTACCCCTGGGGCAGCTAGTTTGACGGAACGAAAAGGGGGATGCCGACCCCCCTGCTGCCCTTCCTTTCTTCGGATTTTGAGGTGATATGGCAACGACAGATTTATTAAATGCAGTGCTTCCCCCGGAAGGGTGGTATTGCATTGTCGGTTTGAATCAAGAGGGGCGACCAAGGCAGACGTTTATCCAAACCGTTGCTGAAGCAGAAGCGGAGATAGATAAGCTATTGTTGGAGAAGTACGACGTTTATTTTGCTTGTGCTAAATATGAAAACGATGAAGATGGTCGCACGCAAAAGAACAGCGCATACTTTAAATCTTTTTGGCTAGATATCGACTGCGGTATTGACAAGGATTTAAGTGGCAAAGGTTATATAGACCAAGCCACCGGTTTAGCAGAGCTTAAAAAGTTTTGTGAAACCATACTGCTACCGCTACCAACGATAGTAAATTCAGGTCGTGGTATCCATGCCTATTGGAGGTTGGCAGAGACAATTAGTCGTGCCGAATGGAAACCCGTCGCCGACCGCCTTAAAGCTTTGTGTGAAGAGCATAGCTTTAGAGGTGACCCATCACGCACTGCAGAGAGCGCATCTATTCTTAGAGTGCCTGAGACGCTTAACTTTAAGCAAGACCCACCGCTACCTGTAAGTATTATTCACATTGCACCTGAGACACCGTACGAGGATATAAAAGCTGCCATTGGAGTCTTGATTGCCCCTGACTATATCCCACGTCAGTTAAGTGCTATGACCCAAGCTGCGATGAGCAATCGTCAAAGTCGGTTCCGCACCATCATGATAAAGACTACAGAAGGCAAGGGATGCTCACAGTTAGAGCATATTGCGATTAACCAAGAAGATATAGAGGAGCCATTATGGAGAGCAGGACTATCTATTGCCGCCCATTGTGTAGATGCAGATGAAGCAATTCACATTATCTCGAGTAACCATTCACAATACTCGGCGCAGGAAACTGAGAGAAAAGCCCTCTCGACAAAAGGCCCTTACACCTGCGCAACCTTCGAAAAGCTTAACCCCTCGGGGTGTGCGGAATGCTCGCATAAGGGTTCGATATCGTCTCCGATACTGCTCGGTTCTGAGATTGCGGCCGCTCCCAAGGATGCTCCTATCATTGAAGAAACACCTCAAGGTACAAAGCAGACTTACCATGTTCCAGAGTTTCCGTTCCCGTACTTCAGAGGTAAAAACGGTGGAGTTTACAGACAGCCATTAGATGAGGACGACGGCGCCGACTTAGTATATGAACACGATTTGTATATTGTGAAGCGCTTGTATGATCCTGCTAAAGGTGAGTCGGTTTGGATTAGAGCACACTTCCCACAAGACGGAGTAAAAGAATTTGCACTGCCAGCTACTGAGTTAATGGCATTTGAACAACTAAAACAAAAGCTTGGTTTTCATAGCATATACGGGCCTAAGAAGCAGATGGATAACATCATGGCTTACTTAATTGCCGCAGCTAAAGAACTCCAGCACAAACAAAGGACAGAAATCATGCGTACCCAATTTGGTTGGACTGACGATAACAAAGCGTTTATCCTTGGCGATAGAGAGATTACAGCAGATGGGGACACTTATAGCCCCCCGTCGACTTCAACAGGGAACTTAGCTACTTGGATGGCTCCAAAAGGTTCTTTAAAAGAATGGCAGGAAGTTGCCAACATATATAACCAAGAAGGGTTTGAGCCGCATGCGTTTGGTTTCTTTACCGCCTTTGGTTCCCCGTTGCTCAAGCATTTAAACCTACGTGGCGCAATCATTAACTTGGTAAACAATACTTCGGGCACAGGTAAATCCACAATCCTTAAGATGTGCAACAGCGTGTACGGTCACCCCGATGAGTTAATGCTCCAATGGAAAGACACACAGAATGCTATGATTCACCGCTTGGGCGTTATGAATAACTTGCCGGTCACGATTGATGAGATTACTAAGTTATCCGGAGACAACTTCTCAGACTTAGCCTACGGCATCTCACAGGGGCGTGGTAAGAACCGTATGCAGCAGCATTCTAATGCCGAGAGGGTCAACCTAACAAAGTGGGCTGCGATGGCTCTGGCCTCTTCTAATGCCTCATTTCAAGACAAATTAGCAGCATTAAAAGCTACACCCGACGGTGAGTTCATGCGTTTGTTTGAGTATCGCATTGAGATGACAGACAAGATTTCAAAAGAAGACGCCGACGTTATATTTAATAAGCTTTATTCTAACTACGGACATGCAGGTCAAGAGTATATTAAGTACCTAGTCGGTAACCTAGAAGACGCTATTAATACAGTATTACAAGTACAGCAGAAGATTGATGCGGCGATTGGGCTAACCAACCGAGAGCGGTTCTGGTCTGCAGTTGTTGCATGTAACATTGCTGGTGCACTGATGGCTAAAGATCTAGGTATTATCCCTGACTTTGATATTGGGCGTGTATATCGCTGGGCTATTAACGAGGTTAAAGCAATGCGTGCCGACATTAAAGCACCGACTGCCAATAGCCAAGCTAGCGTAATAGGTGAGTTTATGAACGAAAACCGCGCTTCTACTTTAGTGATTAACGCCAACATTGATGGGCGTACAGGCATGGAGCAGCTACCCATTGTAGAGCCTAGGTTTAATGACTTGTTTATACGGATTGAACCGGATGAAAAGTTACTGTATATCAACGCCAAGCAGCTAAGGGGGTATTGTTCTAAGAATCAAATAACCCTAAAAGAGATACTAAAGGACTTAGAGTCTAATGCTATTTACCTTGGATTAGTTAAGAAGCGGTTGTCTAAGGGCACTAAAATCCCTTCTTCTCCCGTCGATGCCTATAAGTTTGACCTAAACAAAGGGAACTTCCTTGATACAGATACCTTCATAGAATCCGTTAAACAGGTGCCAGATGTTGATCCACGGGCTGAGCTTCAGAATTAATTGGGCTAAGTTTGCAGTCGGCACATCTTTCTTTATCCCTTGTTTAGATACGGAAGCTGCGTCGGCTGAGATAACTACGGTTACAAAAAGGTTAGGCTATAAGATAAAAGCTCAAGTTAGCGTAGATGAGGGCATTTATGGCTTGCGTGTCTGGCGACTTAAGTAGTATCATAGAATTGTAGCTGCATTCATAGCTACTCCTTTCTGGTAATACTTTGAATCCCGCCGTAAAAAGCGGGATTTTTTTAATCTGGGTTGCCGTACCGATTCATTTCACCAAGCTGCCCAATAAGGTTTTTATTAAGGCGTACCCCACCAGTTATAGAAGCAGCAGCACGTTCTTTGTAACGACGCTCTACAGAATCTAATAAAGTTTCTGGATAGATAGCTACTCCCGGATTAGCACTATTAAATTTAGTTATTTTTTCAAGAACACGATCTTGCATTGGACTATTATTGGTATCAATTGCCATAAAAAACAAGTTTAATAACATATCATGCTTATGGGTAATTTCTTGTTCCATTTCTTTTGCTTCAAAATTGGCTTTTTGTTTTTGTGCAAGACGTTCTGGCTGAAAACCAAGTGCTTGTGCAGCAAGTTCTGTAGTACTAAAATCTGGTATAAGCTCGTCTCCAGACATAGTTAATGCGCCTTCAGTAGCAAGCCTATGAGTTTTTAAGACTGCTTTAGGCCATGCTGGAAGTATTGTTTCTAAAGCTCGCTCGTAATGTCCTTGATTAAGTTTATCTAAAGCACTAAAGGCGCTAACCCCTAACCCTATAGCAGGGCCACCAAGACTAACTAAATAGGCTTGCGCTGCACTTTCCATATCAGGCTGTGTTTTTTGGTCTCTAAACCATAGGCCATTTAAGCTCATACGATCAGCAACGTCTATGCCAGTTGCTTGAGAAGCTACACCACGGGAAATTGAATCTCCAACAAAACCACCAAAAGTATCGGACGACCAATTTTTAAACCAATTATCAAAATTAAAAGGCTTATCTTCTTCGTCGTCATCCGCAAATAAATAATGCAACATTTCCATTGACGCAGAAAATGCAGCCCATCCTGGTAAACCCGTAGCTCCGGCAAAAAGAAAAGTCATACCAAGCGTGCCAAAAAGACGGTTTCTACCTTCGGATTTAAATTCTTTAACATATTGATCTACAGCTTTTTCTAAATCTTTACCACTTAAACTTTCTTCCCCGTCTATAGTTCTATTGGTATTTATTTGCTGGGCTACATCTTGGCGTGCTTTTTTACCTTTTTCAGTTGTTGGGTCAAACTCTGAAGAAAACCCATCTAAGGCACTATACGCCAATAAAAAACTCATATTTTGAGGAAACTGCTTAAATTGAAAGATTACTTTTGCAGCGGCAGATTGTAAGTACCTAGGTTTATTGGCTGTAGAATAGTCAAACATAGCCTTATATGTAAGTTCTTTGGCCTCTATAACCGCACGATTAAATGCTTTTTCGTCAGTAAGTCCTTTGTTTTTTGCTCTTTCGTAAGCTAGTTCAAACGAGGCCATACCAACAATTTCACGGTTAAACTTCTCGGCGCCGTGGAAAGCTGCCCCTAAAATGTTCATAGTTTTTCTCCACCGACCGGTATACAAATCAGATGGAGTATCTGCTTTACCCATTACATCATGCGTAAAAGTAATATCAAATAAAGGCGCCATTTCAGCGTAAGCTTTTTGCTGTACATCGGTAAGTAGCTCAAGTTTATTTGCAAAAGAAGGAAATGCCCGCTCACCGTTTTTGTCCTTGAATCCTGTGGAAGAAAACTTTTTAGCAAACGAAACCATTGCTTTTGTTGTTTTTGGGATACCGTACCTTGCACCAACTACAGGTATAGCTACACCGGGTATACCGAGCGCATTAACTATTGCAGACGCAGGAGCAGTCATATACCAAATAAAAGATAAATTAGAAAGTCCAGCAGCAAGCCAACCTGTATCTGGAGGGTTTAGTGTAGAGTTAAAGTGTTTTTTCAGCTCGTTTACATAGTCCCTATACTTTTTCTTTTCGTCCGGATCCATACCATCTAAAGTACTTTCAGCAGCCCGAACTTCTGTGGCTAAAGGCTCGGTATATTTAAGTCTTGTTTGTTGATACGCAAGCCTTGAACCGGTACTATGAAATACCCGTATCATATCTTGACTCATACCCTGCACACCTTCACGGTGGATAAACATTCTACGAACGCTTTGTTCTGGTAGCAACTCAAGGAATACTTGTTCTAGAGCATCATCTATATTTTTTATTGTTTCTGCGTCTGTTTTACCGATACTGTCACGCATTAAATCTTTAAGCTCTTGTAAAAAGCCAAAGTCTTTAGTGTTTCTGTCCATCATTTCGCCAATAGCATTTCCAGAATCTACATAAACATTAGGATTTAATTTTTTAGCGTCGGCAATAAGCTGTTCTGCTTGTATATTACGTTCTGCTGCAGATTCAAATGTATAGAATTGTTTAGATTTACCTTTACCGATTTGCAGCCAAAAATCACCAAAGCGTTTAAACGGAAAGTAAGGCTCTATCATATTATCTTCAAACTTTTCGGCCACACGTTTATAGCCTAAATCATCTGAGTTATGTATTTCATCTAAAGAATAACCTTTAGCTAACAAGTTTTTTTCTATTTTTTCTTGTATGCTTTTTACTTGCCGATTCAATTGATTCTTATAAAAATCCCTTACTTGGCGATAAATTCTTTGGCCTTCTGGCCCAATGCTGTTCCAAGCACGAGCTAAATCCGCTTGCTCTTGTGCTGAAACTTTAGACTTAATAGAAACAGAGGTAATATTTTTATACTCAGAACTATTTAATGCTTCTGCTTTGCTAAGACCTTTTCTTATAAGTTCTCTTAATTTAACTCTACGAGCTCTATCTAAGTACTCTGCTTGTAGTTTTGGGTCTGGATCTGGGTCAAAGCCAAGGCGAGTAGCGTCAAGCATTAGCTTGTTAGTTAAATCTGCTTTTTGAGGTTCTTTATCTTGAAACTTAGTCCAAGGTTTAGCAATATCATCTACTGCACTTAGCGCTTTAATTCGCTCAAACCCCATAGCTTCTTGCAAATCTACAAACCTGTTAAATGCAGGAATTTGGCGACCAACCATACTAGCTAATTGTCGAGGTGTAAATGCTCCCAGCAAATATTTACGAGTAGAATCCTTTACGCTTTCCAAATAAACCGGCATGTTGCCTTTTGCGCTGTCCCAAGTAGGCTTGCCGCTAAACAGTCTATTAACAAAAGAACGAGCTTTTGGCGCTGCTTTAAACGTATCATTTATTAGTAACCCGCCAAGTTTACCTTGTTGATTTAAAGCTTTAGCCTCAGGCGATAAGTTTGGCGCCGCTTGCAATATGGTATTCGCATTAGCCAAGGTATACCCTAATAAATTACCTAAACCAAACATGTCTTTAATAGTGTCGGTAAATTTAGTCCACAAAGTTTTCTTTTGATTTGGCATTGGAATATCTTTTAAAAACTTTTGAAATTCCGGGCTAGTAAATGCCTCGACCACAAATTCGTCTATAGAATTAATTTCATTGCCTGTAACATACAGTTCTCTAGCAATCTTATATGTGCGTTGTAGCTCATCAACGGCTTGTTTTTGTTCCGCCGACAGCTTATCGTAATTCATTGGGTCTAAAGCCCAGTGCGTAGCGGCGTGCAACACTTCATGCAAGAACACGTTGGGGCTGTTACCGTTTTGGTTACGGTTTAAACTTAACGTGTCGGCATTAGGTAGATATGTACCTCTAGCATTTAGCACCGCCACAGAGCCTTCGTAGGCTTCACGAACTATTTCAATCTGACCAATATCAGCTTCTACAGTTTCTTTGGGTACGTCAAGATTGCCATTTTTAAGTGCGGTTAACGACTTATATATTGCTTGAATATCATTAATATTAGCAAAGTGTTGTTTAAAAACCGACGGAAATTCAGCCTCTAACTTAGCAAAAAGTTCACTGCGTGCATTGCCTGCATTTTGTTCTATTAATCTAGCGGCAAAACTTTCTTGTTTATCGTAGCCAATAGTAGTTGTAAGATTTAACGATAAAAGTTTTTTAGAAAGTTCTTTCTGCCAATTAGTACCAACTTTAGATAAAGCCCGTAACGCACCGCTTAAATCATCGTTAGCAATACGGGTTTCTACTGATGGGTGCATTACCCTACCAAAACCAGCGCCTTTACCTTTACCCGTAGCTTTGCCACTTATAACGCCTTTACCTTCAGATGCTTTTTCTTCAGCAGTGCGTTTACTAATTTTTTCACCCATCTGACGATACTCGTTTACCGTCGCATCAAACCTAGCCAATGTAGATGGGTGCATGTTTTTAGCTACCCACTTTCTAAATAACTGAGCTGTTTCTTGGGTTTGGCCGGGAAATACTGGGCCTTGTTCCGCACCTAAATCAAAAGCCGCAGAACGCAAAGCGCTACCAAAAGGCTCCCCTGCTGGGGCATGAGCAGTTAAATAGTTTTTAGCTGCTTTCTCTTCGGGCGTCATGTACTTCTCGGCTATGTTGCCAAGGCGCTGTAGTTCTGCAGCATCCTTTTGTGTACTGACATCTTCATGAGTTTGCCAAGGCAAAATAGCGCTTTCACGAGACCGACCAAGTTTAGCCTCGGTGTAGTCAAGCATAGCCTCTTGCAGCTGCCCACGGAACTCTTTCATCCCTCTAACAGTATTTAATTTAGGGAATTGAGATACGTCTGATAATAAAGTTTGTTGTTCTTCAACACCCATACCCGCCAACGCCGACGGCAATCTAGACATCTGGTTTTGTTTATCTTCGGGGGCAGTACTATATCTATCAATAAAATCACGCAAGAATGTTAAACGCTTAGTTCTATCTAAACCTTTAGCTTCTTTTTGGAAGTCATCAACTTCTTCAATTACTTTGTTAACTTCAGCGCTATGAGCATTTACTTCGTTTTCACTAACTGCTGCAGGTTTTAAAGTCTTAAAGAAAGATACAAGACCTTTTACCGGGTTAACCCCAGTATTCACCAACATCATTTTGCTAGTTGGGTATTCTACAGCTTGAATAGGCTCGGCTTTGGTAGTAACTCCAGTTGCACCTTCTGGTGCTTCTAAACCAAATTCTTTTGGCGTTGCTGGTATTGCACCTTGTTGTTCTACTGGCGCACCTAAATCTAAGCCCATTTGTTGAGGGGCGTTAAAAGCTTTTTCTTTACCAGCACCTTGTAATTCTGTAGCGATAACAGCTTTTTCTTCTTGTACGCTTTTAAGTTCGTCGTTTAACTGTTTAGCAGTATCAAGAGCTTCGGCAATACGGGGGTCGTTAGGGTCAACTGCCTCAATATCACGAATAAAAGGTACTACTTGTTTTAATTTATTGTTGAGCTCTGCTTCTCTTCCATCAAGTGTTCCAAGGCGCTCGCTAAGAACAGCCAATCTTTCCTTGTCAAGTCTTCCAGTTCCTCCGAGGGCTTCTCCTTCAGTGCGATCACCCGAAATGCCTGGCTCACCTGCTCCATCGTTAGCTCTAGATCTCGATACATATTCTTTCCCTCCTTGAACACCCGCACCCAAACCGCCGCCGACTATAGCGCCTTCGATCATTTGTTGAGCCATTTGATACGGGTCAATACCTTTTACGGTGCCTGCAGCACCACCTAAATAACTAATGCCTTCCTCAACTGCTTCTGTACCAGATTGTAAAGCCGCTTCTTTACCAATACGTTTTCCTGCTGTAGCGCTAGTAGACCCCCCACCCGGAAGTAAACGTTTAGTAGCAAACTTCTCTAGATAAGTTTCAAGTATAGCCGCACCAGTAGCAGCGGCAACATCGGTTACAGTAGACTCACGCCAATCTTTATTGTCATTTTCTAAGCGGTCATTAAGAATTTCATTAGTTCTAGAAATAATATATGCAGGAGTTACGCCCACTGCAGCAACCATATCAGGCGACGAAGCAATAATACGCTCGGCGATAAAAGGCACTACTAATAAAGGTTTACCCGGAAGTTCGCCTAGTTGCGTAGATGGGGCGTAGCCAACATCTTTACTCCAGTTTTTAAGGCCCTTAGAAAAATTAGATAGCCCTTGTTGAAAGTCTTCTGCTGTTTTAAGTGTGCTTTGAACAAACTCAGGAGATTGCTTGCGACTTTCCTCCATGGCAGCTTTTTCTTCGGGGGTAAGTGCACCTTCCATGCGCTCGCCAAGTGCTGTAGTACCTCTAGCAATAGCTTCAATTCCTGAACCAGCCAAATCAGCAGCACGAGCAGCGAGCCCTTTAAAAGGGTTAGAAGTTTTAGTTTCTTGCGCAGGTTCGGCAATAAATCTGCCTAGGCTATCAGGCTGTGGTGCTTGTTGCTGCCGTATATAGTTAGCTAGTTTAGTAGCATCTTCAACGTTACCCGCAGCGTCAGCTTGCCGTAATGCGCTATACAGCCGTTCTAAATCCGCCATGTTTAACCTTTAGGTGCTGGGTATTTTTTTAGTATATCTTGTATATCTTGTGGCTCAATTGTAGGTACTGCAGTTCCTACTTGAGTAATACCGTACTGCTTGTAAGCTGCGTCTTTAATTTTTTTTATTTTTTCTATATCTTCTGGTTTTTTACTTAAAGCCAACAACCTATATTCTGGATTTGCAGCTAGAGCAGCGTCAACAGCTTTTTGTCTAGCAAGGTCGTTAGATTCACCACGAGCGTATTGTGCAACAGCAGCATAAGCTTCCGAACGTGTAGCCTTTGGATTATCTTTCATGTAAGCTTCTACTTTAGCTTCTTCTTGTCTACCAGCTTGACCTGAAGCAGCGGCTTGAATTCTTGCCGATTCTAGTGTTGCAGCGTTTCTATCTCTGGCAATATTTGCTTCCTGTTCAAGTTTAGCTGCTTCTCCAAACAGTTTATCACTAGCAGCAATATCACCAGCAGCACGAGCACGCTGACCCGCAGCATATTTAGCCCTAGCCTCAGCCAAAGCCATTTCTCTAGTTTCTTTACTAGCAGCAATTTCACCTGCACCTGTAAGGTAGGATTCTGCACCCTCAATAGCACCAGGTAGGAAGCCACGAGGATTAGCGCCCATTTTTAAGAACGCTTTAGCCATATTAGCCCGTTCTTTAGCAGACGTTGCATCACCCAAACCAGCTTGTTGTTTTGCAACCATGTCGGCGTAAGCCTGCTCATCCGCAGTAGCGCCAGGTTTAAAGCCTTGTTTCTCTAGCATAGCTTGAGTTTGAGCGTACATAGCTTCCCTAGTGTTTGCCGCAGGCGTAACAGCATCTTTTGCTGCACCTTTAAAGGCAGTTTTTGTGGGTTCTGTTTTAGTTTCTTGTGTAGGATTTTCTTTTTTAGTAAGCTGAGACAAAGCATCACCTAACATTGGAGCAATTCTTTTTTTCCTATCTACTGGAATATCACTACTCATAACGTCACTTATATATTTTCCATATTCTTCCGCAGACATATCAGGAAGATCTTTTACTAAACTTGGGCCTTCTCCAGCAAACGCAATAATGCCACCACCAGCGTAGCCCATAGTATTAAACATATCGCCACCCGCTGCAGCAATACCACCCATTCTTGCGTCATCACTGTACGGAGCTTGAGCCATCTGTGGGGGAGGGGCTGCTTGTGCCATTTGTTGCGCGGCCATCGGGTTAGCGGCCATGCGTTGTTGTGCTTGCTGAGTGCTTTGGAAAATATCACGCTCATTGTTGTTTACTTGCGGGTCGGCGATGCGGCCTTGCAACTGTTGTGGGCTTAAACCCTGAGACATGCCTTGCAACTGTGGGTCGCTAATCAAATCACCGTACTTATAACCGGGGACTGTACCGCCTTCTTTCATGCCAATAACGCCGCCTTCTTTTTTACCCATATACGACAATGCTGCACCGCCCAAACCTGTAAGTTGTTGAGCTGTGCTTGGTTGCTGTTGGTAAGTAGCGGTTGTTGTTTGCTGTAGCGGTAGACCACGTAGCATTGCATTCATAATACCCAACTGCATAAATGGATACTGTTGCGCTGTAGAGTAGTTAGCAATAGCTTGGTTAATCTTGTTTTGCTCCATGGTCTGTTGTTGGGCACCAACCGTTTGTTGTGCTTGTAAACGTGCAAGATCTGCAGCTTGTTGCTGACCACCAATAGATGCTAACTGACTACCCATCTGACCAGCTTGGCCGTAGCCTTGCAGACCTAGATTAGCACCAAACTGCTGGGCTTGCTGAGCATTTTGGAATGCGTTTTGTGAACCTGTAGCCGCAATACCCTGCAATTGACTACCTAAAGCTCGTTGTGCTTCGGATTCTTGAATAGCTTGTCGGCTTCCACCAAAAGCACCTGACCTACCTGCTTGAGCTCTTAAAGCTTGCTGCCCAATACCGTAATCACGCATTGCTTGACTTTTTTGATAATCAACAACGTTTTGCATATAAGGCGACATGTATGCTTGAGTAGTGCGTGGGTCTGTTGCTTGCATTGCATAATTAGCTCCAGCCCCTAAAGAACCTAAGCCAGCTAAGCCAGTCATACCAGTAGCAGCGCCATACTGACCAGGAGTTACCATATTTGCGGTTTCAGACTGGGCCCGTTGCTGCATGGGAGAAAAACCAGCAAAGTAATTATTAACGTCGGTGCTATATGGTGTATAAGGTCTAAACGACGTCATATCATCGTTATAAATCTGCTTTTGTGCAGATTGCAACATATTTTCTACATACGGCTTAGCGTATTCTGGGACGTTTGTATTGTATGCAGTAGATGTAGTTGGTTGAGCAGCCGGTGCCGGACCGCCGCCACCTCCGCCGCCAGAGTCTCTAAGGACGCCACCATCGGCAAACATTTTTAATTTATGTCTTAAAATACTCATTTTCTAGTCCTTAAAAAACTTTTGGTACGAAACGCTCTGAACGTCATATCCGTACTTTTTAACGTGTCTGCTCCAACCGGGGCGTCCAATTAATTCAGTTCCTGCGCACTGCGTATCTTTAGCAAAACTATCTAATACGTCGTACATCTTATCTTCTACAAACTGCATGTGGTTATGCTCACCAGCACAATACTGAATAACTAACATTTTACATTGCGGATACTGCTTTACTTCTGTTATTACATGCCCGTAAGCTTTTTGTTCTTCTGGGGAAAAAACCACCCACAACTGCATTTGACCTGTAATAATAAACCGTACTATATCGTCAACGTTAGAACGACCCCTAGTCCAAGATTCAGACTCTTTAAGGTATGGCAATAAAGCCGGTATAGTTTCACTTACTTTTCCAATAGGTATTAAAGAAATATCTAGGTTCACTTAATTCCCGCCTCCCGAATCATATGCAGGTTCCTGCGGCTTTGGGGGATTTGCTGCATCGTAAGCGTCTTTTTCCGCTTTTTCTCTTGCTGCTTGCTCTGCTGCTAATCTTTGTTGTAACTCCACGCTTGGCGCCACTCTATTTAAATTAGCCGTAATTCCGGACATATTTGGTCTATAGTTTAAAGCTGGGCTGTTATATGGCTCTAACCCTTGTTGCATTTGGGGCCTCATCATTGGGCGACTATACTGTTGCATCATCTGCATCATAGCTGCTTGTAGCCCGCTTTGGTAGTTAGGGATTTGCTGTAATTGCGGCTGCGCTTCCCTTGCTTGTGGTTGGTACTGTGGGTAATATGGCCGATACACAGGCCCTTGTTGAACAGGAGTATATTGAGCACCTGTATCAGTTGATCCTTGTGCCGGGGTTTGTGCATTAATTGCTGATGATGCTGGCCCAAACATCGCTCCTCCGCCTCCTCCATCGCTCATATCTATCCTTACGCTGGTAAAAATTTGTTGGCTTTAACCGCAGGCGCTTGTTTCTTTTTGCCTGTACGTGCATGGCGAATCTTATCCATCATCCCGTATAGCCGTTTAGCACCAGCGTCAGTAGAGCCATTCCCAAGATGAGAGACAACATCCGCAGGAACAACAAACTCACCATCAGCCAATCGGGCAGGTTGTTTTTTACCAATAACGGCAGGGATGCTGTCAGACATACCATCGCCAGGACCTTTAAGCATACGTCCACCATCTGAATACCCCCCAATACCACGCATAATTCCACCGCCGGCTGCTTCTTCGACATCGCCTAAAGCTTGAGCTTGTTTAAATTGAACTGGCGCTTTAATACCTGCTTTTTTACTGGCTTTGTTAAAACGATATAGTGCTGCGTTGTATGCGTCTAACTTTGCTGTATTAGGGTCGGTATCGCTGTATGTGCCTCCACCTGGCATTCCTGGGTCTCTTGGTAAGTTTTGAACTATACCCCTATTTGCAAAAGCTACAGCGCCGCCACCAGCCATGGCGTATGGGTTTCTCTTATAGTCTTCGTATTGCGCTGCATAGTATGGATTTGGCTGCGCTGGTTCTTGAGCACGAAAGTTTGGAGAAATTCTAGATAGTCTAGATGGCTCCTGCTGCCCTGTTGGTACCTGCCCTGAATTGTCTATCTCAGCATCACTCACACCGTACTGAGCACCAAGACCGGGAGCAGCAAGAATAGCCGCTTTTTTAGCCATGTCGCTCATGCCTGAACCTAAACCACTATAGTAAGAAGACC